ACGACAGCTTTATTGCGCCGGCGCTGATCGCCAAGGCGCGCAAGCTCGATTGCGAGGAATCCGGGCCGCTCGTCGTCGGCTTCGATCCGGCCTGGACCGGCGGCGACCGCCACGCCATGGCGTGGCGCCGCGGCCGCCGGCTGGTGAAGGTCGAATCGCGCGTTCGGCTCGACACCATGCAGGCGGCCGGCTGGGCCCGCCAGGTGATCGACCGCGACCAGCCGGCGCGCCTGTTCATCGACGTGGGCGGCGTCGGCGCCGGCGTCTACGACCGCCTGCGCGAGATGGGCTACGGCGCGATCGTCACCGCGGTGAACTTCGGCTCCGCGCCGCTTGCGCCCGAGCGCCCGGAGGGCGGCGGCCCGGTGAACCGCCGCGCCGAGATGTGGATGGCCTCGCGCGACTGGCTCGAGGATGCGGCGGGCGCCGACGTGCCGGACGACGATGCGCTGCAGGCCGACGCCTGCGGCCCCTCCTACCGCTACGACAGCCACACGCGCCTCGCGCTCGAGAAGAAGGACGACATGCGCCGGCGCGGCGTTCCGAGCCCCGACCTGTGGGACGCGGTGGCGCTCACCTTCGCGGAGCCGGTCGCCGCAGGCGGCGGCTTCTGGCGCGAGCTGGTTTACCCGAACACAGGAATTGCGTGATGCCCACCATGTCTTCGACCGAGCTGAAGGCGCTGCTTCAGGCGGAAAAGCAGGATGCCCTCGGCGTCAACACCTCGGCGCTCGCCGCCGAGCGGGCGCGCGCGCTCGACTACTATTATGGCAACATGGCGCGCGACATGCCGAGCACGGACGGACGCTCCAGCGCCGTGTCGACCGATGTCGCCGATTCGGTGGAAGGCCTGATGCCGGCCCTGATCGAGATCTTCGCGTCGACCGAGGAGGCGGTGCGCTTCAATCCGGTCGGGCCCGAGGACGAGGAGGCGGCCGAGCAGGAGACCGACTACGTCAATCACGTCTTCATGCAGCGGAATCCCGGCTTCCTCGTTCTCTATACCTTCATCAAGGATGCGCTGCTCTCCAAGGTCGGCGTCGTCAAGGTGTTCTGGGAGGAGAGCGAGCGGCAGGAAACCGAGACCTATCTCGACCAGGGCGACGACGTGTTCGCGCTGCTCGCGGCCGCGCCCGACGTCGAGATCGTGGCGCACACGGAACACGTGGACGAAACCGGGCAGCGCCTGCACGACGTGACGCTGTCGACGCGCAAGCGTTATGGCTGCGCCCGGGTGGTGCCGGTGCCGCCCGAGGAGTTCGGCATCTCCAAGCGCGCGCGCTCCATCGTGGACGCGAGCTACTGCTACCACGAGGTCCAGCGCAGCGAGTCCGACCTGATCCAACAGGGCTACGACGCCGCGCAGGTCAAGGCGCTGCCGAGCTGGGGCGACGTGCTGCGCGCCGAGGCGCTCGCGCGCGACACGATCGAGGTGGGGAGCCGCGGCGAGCTCGCCGCCGACACGCTCAACACCGCGATGCGGCCGATCAAGGTGACCGAGCACTACATCCGCATGGACTACGAGGGCTCGGCCCAGCTCTACCGCGTCACCACCGGCGGCGACGAGCTCGAGGTGCTCCGCCGCCAGGGCGAGGGCGACGTGGTGGCGGTGGACGTGATGCCGTTTGCCGCCATGACGCCGGTGATCGTCACGCACCGGTTCTTCGGCCGCTCCATCGCCGACCTCGTCATGGACATCCAGAAGATCAAGACCGCGCTCTTACGCGCGCTTCTCGACAATGCCTATCTCGCCAACAACCAGCGCGTCACCGTGGTCGAGGCGCTCGCCACCGAGCGCACGCTCGACGATCTCCTGGTGGCGCGGCCGGGCGGCGTGGTGCGCACCAAGGGGCCGGGCGCGATCGAGCCCATTCCCAACCAGCCCATGGGCGACTTCGTCTTTCCGCTCATCCAGTACGTGGACGCCACGCGCGAATGGCGCACCGGCGTGACCAAGCTTGGCCAGGGGATCGACGCCAACGCGCTGCAGAACCAGTCGGCGACCGCGGTCGCCCAAGCCTTCAGCATGACCCAGGCCAAGATGAAGCTGATCGCGCGCATCTTCGCCGAGACCGGGATCCGCGACCTGTTCGCGCTGCTGCACGGCGTGATCCGCAAGAACGACCGGCAGGTCAACACGGTGCGGCTGCGCAACCGTTGGGTCACGGTCGACCCGCGCAACTGGAAGACGCGCGAGGACATGACTATCAATGTCGGCCTCGGCACCGGATCGAAGGACGCGCAGATCGCGCATCTCATGACCGTGCTCGGCATCCAGAAGGAGGCGATCGCGGCGCCGCAGCTCGGCCTGGTGACGCCGAAGAACATCTACAACACGCTGCGCAAGCTCGTGGAGAAGATCGACTTGAAGTCGGTGCAGCCGTATTTCACCGACCCGGACGCGATGGCGCAGCAGGCGCCCCAAGGCTCCCAGGCGCCGCCGCAGCCGCCGCCCGATCCCAGGCTGATCCACGCGCAAGGCATGCTGCAGCTGCGCGCCCAGAAGGCGCAGGCCGACGCGCAGGCGCAAGCGCACAAGCTGCAGGCGGACGCGCAGATGCAGCAGCAGAAGCTCGCGACCGACGCCCAGCTCAAAGTGCGCCAGCAGGACCTCGCGGCCGAGCTCGAGCGCGAGCGCATGGCGCTCGATGCGCAGAACCGTCTGCAGCAGACCGCGATCGACGGCCATGTGCGCAACGCCAGCCGTCCGATCGTGCCGGGAGGGCAGGGATGAGCGCGCTTAACCCGCGCGAGCGCCTCAACGCGGCCGCCGAGGCGCTCGGGCTCGCCGAGCATCTCGCGCCGGACTACGGCCAAGCCGCGTGGACCGACGTGCTGACCAAGATCATCGCGGCGCTGGCGGAGCGTGCACGTGAGACGCAAGAGGCGCTGAAGCGCCGTCCGCAGCCTGTGCGCAAACGCCGGGTGGCGAAGCGGCGCGTGGCGAAGCCGCGCCGCGTCAAGCTGGAGGAAAGCGAATGACCGACGACATCGCCCTGACCAAGGACATCGAGCACGGGCAGCATGCCGAGCGGCTGCTGGCCGACGAGCTGCTCACCGACGCCTTCGCGGCGCTCGAGGCCGACTACATCGCGGCCTGGAAGGCCACGTCCGCGCGCGACAGCGATGCGCGCGAGCGGCTGTGGCAGGCGCTGCAGATCGTCGGCCTCGTCAAGTCGCACCTCGCCGCCATCGTGAGCAGCGGTCGCCTGGCGCAGCGCGAGCTGGACGACATCGCAGCGCTCGGCGAGCGGCGCAGGATTTTCGGCGTGCTGTAGCCAGCACCGCCTCTCAACTGTCATCCCGGCCGAGCGCCGTCAGGCGCGAGAGCCGGGATCCATGACCCCCTGCCTCGCCGTCGTTTCTTGAAAGGCGAGCAGATCGATTCCGGACGCCTTGCCTAGCGCACGCGCGCCGCGCGGCGACCCGTCCGGGATGACTGCCGCAAACCATCCAAGCCTGAACGCAATTGCACGCGCTGTCTCGGCGCGCCGCAGGACTGCGTCTTGAACGCATGCGAAGTGACACATGCCTGGACCTTTCAAATTTCCATTCGGCTTCGGCGAGCCGCAGGACCTGCTCGCGCCGTACGACCTGCGACCCTCGTCGCCAGTGCTGGATGCGCCGTTCGCCCCGATGCCGGCGCAAGCCGGAGCGCCGATGCCCCTTGACTACTGGTCGCTTCTGCTTCGGCCGATGCCCGATGGTGCATGGGGCAACGCTTCATTCAATTCGCCGCCGCCGCTCGGATTCGTGCCCGGAATGACGCCCTCGTTTGGCGAATCCGATCCGTTCTCTCGCTGGCCGCCGTCGCTTCCCGCCCTTGGTCCCGCGCAGACGGCGTCGGCGCCGAGCGGCGGCTCGAACCAGGGAGCCGCCGATCCCCTCGACGACCATCACGCGTCACTCGATCACGCCCTGTGGTCAGCCGACGTGCCGCCGAAGATGTTCGACATGCGCGACCGCAACGGCGCCGCCACCTTGATGGCGAATCAAGGCATCGACCCTGCGCCGGCGATCGAGCACGCGGTGCTCCGAGATCTCATCCAGCAGGGACACCTCACGCAAGGCGAGTTCGACGACATCTACGGCCCAGGCGCCTTCGATGCAGTTTCCCGCGGACCAATACGTCAAGCCAGCCTCGCCGGCGTGAACCAAGGCGGCCAGACTGGCACACCCAATCCGGCGGCGGGCAATGCTGGACAGAATCTCTTCGCTCCGCGCAACGACGAAGCTGACGCAAGCTTCGGCGAGGATGACATCGTCGTTGCACCAGCCCATGACGCTTTTGCGGCGGGATGGCAAGGTACTGCCGCATCAGCTTCGCAGGCGCCCCCCTTAGATGCGCCGCCCGTTCGGTCGCCGCCGCCGCCTGACCAAGGCGACGATAAACCTTCGCAACCAACTCAAGCGCAGATGATCGAGGGCCGGGAAACCGGCCCTTCTGATTCGGAGTCGCTTCCCGCTGGTTTTGATGTGGACCACCCGCTGGTGCTGGCGGCAGGCGGATCTACGAGACCTCCGGGAGGTTCGAGAGGACTGCCGCCGCCACCCGGCCCTGGCGATCGCGGTTTCGGTCCCAACGAGGTCATTGAGTATTGGAAGCAACTTCACTTCCCATGGGCCAAGCCTGCTCCGCCCGCGCCGCCGCCTGCCCCACAACGGCCTGCGCCAGGGCGTCCGGAGCCGCAGGCTCCAGAACAGCTGCCGCTCCCGCTCGAAAAGCCGCCGCAACCAGGGAGGCCGCCAGGGCAGCCGCAGCAGTCTGGCGCCCAGCAGCCTCAACCAGCACAGCCATCGGCGGCGCAACCGTTTGATCCTGCCGGCGGCGGAGGCGGTAAGGCCGCGGCACCCCAACCGGCCCGCGTCGATGCCCCGACGAGTGGTGTTGCCGCAAGGGCAGCAGCGGCATCTTCGAAAGCGCTGGGCCGAGCACTTGAAGCGTCCGGCGTCGCACGACCTGATGGAACGGCGGCGCATCATATCGTTGCTGGTACGCGTTTACTCGCCGCTCCGGCTCGA